ATAGATGGAAAAGTAGTAAAAATAGAAAAAGATGTCGCTATGAAAAATTTTTATAAACAAATACTAACTGGCGATGTGGCTGATAATTACAAAGGAGTTAGAGGTATAGGAGAAGTTACTGCTGAAAAACTTTTGACACCTAAAGATGGAGTAGAGGCAGATGAAAACTGGCTTTGGGCACAAGTTACTAATGCTTACAAAAAAGCTAAGATGTCAGAAGAAGATGCAATTAGGACTGCAAGGTTAGCACACATTCTAACTGTGGACACAATGAATACTCTGTGGAGTCCTCCTATGGCTCAAATAGATATTATTGAGTTCTCTTCTCCTACTAATATGAAAATTCATAAAAATGCAGGAGGTCTGTTAGATGCATTTGACTTGGGGGATTAATGTATTATAATGTAGTTAAAGCTATGAAAGAAGATGATAAAATAAATAGTCCATCGCACTATACGCATTCTAAGTTGGAGTGCATAGATGCAATCAAAGAAATGACTGGAGATGGTTTTGAACATTACCTTAGAGGCAACATCATAAAGTATTTGTGGAGATGTAATCACAAAAACAAAAGTCCAGTAGAAGATTTGAAAAAAGCAAATTGGTATCTAAATCGTTTAATAACACTTAAAGAGGAGGGCAAATGATGATGAATGTTTACCAGAAATTTATAGCAATATCTCGCTATGCTAGATTTATTGAAGAAGAACAAAGGCGAGAAACTTGGGAAGAGAGTGTTGACAGATATGTTAATTACTTTGCTAAGAAGTTACCCAAGGCAGAAAAACAACTAAGACAATACTCTGTCTTTATGAAAGACCTAGAAGTAGTGCCATCAATGAGAGCCATTATGTCAGCAGGTCCTGCGTTAGATAGAGATAATATTGCAGGTTATAACTGTTCTTATATGACTGTTGATGACCCAAAAGCATTTGATGAATGTCTGTATGTTCTTATGTGTGGTACTGGTGTTGGTTTTTCTGTTGAAAGAAAATGCGTAGAAAAGTTACCAGATATACCAGAGTGTCTCAATGAGACAGAAGAAGTCTTTGTAGTAGAAGATAGTAAATTAGGTTGGGCAAAAGGTTTGCGAAAACTAATTTCTAGATTGTATGCAGGAGAGATTCCAAAATGGGATTTGTCAAAAATAAGACCTGCAGGTGCAAGGCTTAAAACATTTGGTGGTAGAGCAAGTGGTCCACAGCCATTAGAAAATTTATTTAGGTTTACAGTCAACACATTTAAAAAAGCTGCAGGAAGAAAGTTAACAAGTATAGAAGCCCACGATGTTATGTGTGCAGTAGCTGCTGCAGTTGTAGTAGGTGGTGTCCGTAGGTCAGCAATGATTAGTTTGTCAGATATGGTAGATGATAGGATGCGTAATTGTAAAATGGGAGACTGGTGGACTGAGAATGTTAATAGGTCATATGCTAATAATAGTATTGCTTATAATAGAAAACCAGAGATGGGTGGATTTATAAAAGAGTGGTCTGCTCTATATAGTTCTAAGTCTGGAGAACGAGGAGTGTTTAACAGACAAGCAGCTAGAGAACAATCAAAAAAAACTGGCAGAAGAAAACACGACTATTATTTTGGAACTAACCCTTGTGGTGAAATAATTTTACGACCATCTCAATGTTGTAATCTTTCTGAGATAATTATTAAACCAAAGGATGATTTAGAAACTTTAAAAATAAAAGCAG